GGCTGGGCCAAGAAGCCGGATCCAGGGACTCCGGGAGGTTCGACACCTCAAGTAGCATGTCTACATCCTCAATCACATGGTCTAGGGGGACCACAATAACCCTGTTAATCACCGTGCCTGGTCAAGGCAAAAGCGCTACAGCCCGTTAAGAAGTCCAGTGTAGACTTCTCCGGACGCTACTAATGCACCTACGGTCGAGTTTAGGGAGAGCCGGCAGTGCCTGTTTCTCACTAATCCAGACAAACCCTCCTTCACCCCGATCCGGGCACGGATCACAACGCCCCCGTTCGAAGGGCACCTTTCAATGCGAGCTTCCCGGTCGTTGCCGACCGGTTATAAACGCCGTATAGCCCCTGATCCGTGGCGTACCACGGTGTCCGCAACCCACGTGGGGTCTCCATCCTTCCTCACCGAAGTGCGGGGACTCGCGGAACAGCACAATGGATTAAGCACCCATCTCTAGCCAGGGTTTGTCACAGGCCCGAAGGCAACGCCGTGACATTGGGGGACACTAACACGAACGGGGGGGAAGTTATCGTGTCGCTGGCGACCACGATGATTACTCCTTTGGCGTAGCTGCACGCGCTCACAGTTTGACGTCTTTCACGTCAGGGTCTGCGAGAGTCGACTGCGCCATCTCGAGCTCTACAGAGGAATAGGGGGGGAGCGCCTCGTAGGTGGAGAAATCTTGCATACGCAAGAGCTCCAAAAAGAACCTAACGACGGGCTCCGGACGCCCCCTAAAAAACCTCTTTTTTAGCTCCGACACTGAAGGTGGTGTCAACTTCACTCTGTACAAAGGACCGGTGCCATCAGAGTTAACGTCGGGTGCAGGCACCGGACGTGAAGTTGATAGCCTGATTACATATCTTAGGGCGGAGGCCCTCCGATTGTACTCATGCGACCACTTCCAGCAAGTCATCTCGGCCGCGTTAAGCGACTCGAGCTCTTTCGAGAGAGAACCCTTCGGCAAAGAGCAAAGCAGATGAGCAGGTACCTGCACATCATGCTTGGCCGGTGCCTCGGGAACCTCAACCGGTGACGTACCGAAAGCCTCTAGGTTAAAGATCACGGATAGTCGCCAGGCGAGTCGGCCCCTAAAGGCCCACTCGTCTGCGCTATTGCGGCCACTGCTACGAATAGCCGCCACGTGCCACCTAAAAAACTCCTTTCCGGCAGTCTATGCCACGTCAGCGGGAACACCGCGCACAAAGGACGCGAAGTCTCTCCCGATTCCGTTCAAAAACTCGCGAGGGCGTAACATGCCATAGCGAAGAGTGGGCGAGACACGAAGTCTCCCCCCGAACCAGCGAAGTAGAGTTGAATTCAGAGTCCCGAACTCCTGTGAAACAGAAGTCTTCGAGCGCTCCACCTCCAACCCCAATTCCCCGACCACATTCATCCAAGAGTCCGCAAAGCCTCGGCTAGGGGACTGGAAGAGAATGTCATCTCCGTTAATGAGCAAAGGAACGCGACTCTTGAGCCCGTACTGTTTTCGAGCCCAACGAAAGGCAAGAAAGTTTTGGGCGCAGAGGAGGGGGAAGCTAAGGTAGCTACCCATCATCTGCCCCGACGTCACCTGAAAGGTGTCGTACAGTCCGGTATCACCGTCACGGAAACGGACGAGAGGCCTCAGAATCTTGAACGCGTATTCCCAGACAGAGTCAGGGACGTACAAGGCGTTTTTTCTTGCCTCCTCGAGGATAATGGTAGCGACAGATATAGGGAGATTATCTGTCGCTGAGGCATAGTCTCCCGAGACTAGCACGGAAGACCGGTCCTCAACGAAACCGGCTCGATCGAGAGACTCAGGCGTTATCTCACCCTTTAAAAGCCAAGGCTTAGCAGCCAAGTGGGAATAAAGGGCACGATGTAACGGCCGGAGGAGGCGCCGAATTTCGAGTGAGGCTTTTCAGCTCGCTTCAACTGGTGGTTGCGCCACCAATCTGCGAACCAGGTTGAGACACGCCTA